ATGTCTGGACTTATTAATCCACATGCGGCCCCGGAAGAAGCAGCCTATGCGCTGCTGATTGAGCTCGTTCGCGCCCAGCGCGTGCCGCAATATGAAGGCGAAATTTCCGGCCTGCTGGCGATGTACGACGAAGCCGTTAAACACTTTAAAGAGAAAGAGACCGAGCGTTAGGCGTGGACATCGTGGTGCGAGAAAAGCGTGACGCCTGCGGAAGCCGCGCAGGCGTTGGCTGGATAGCGGCTTGGGTCATCAGCTGCCGCGGTAGGTAGAGTATCCGTACTGACTGAGCAGCAGCGGGATATGCAGTTTTTGATTTTGCTTTGTAACATTGAAAATAACCGGAATCACCGGGAAGAACGTATTCATATTTTGGCTTTTAAAATAGTCACCAGTTTTAAACGTCACTTTATACACCCCCGGCTCCATATTCTCCGCCTGCGGATAGAGCGATTTAATCCGCCCATCGGCATCCGTTTTACCGGTGGCGATATGCTGCCAGCTCTCCCCCTGCTGTTTATCCAGCTCAATCTGCACCCCCGGTGAAGGGAGCCCGGTTTGCTGATTAAGAATGTGTACGCTGAGCGTCCCCTCTGGCGCCGCCAGCGCGCTGAAGCTGAGTAGAGAAATTACGGAGGCGATAACTAATTTCATAATCGTAACCTTATTGGGCAAGTGAAAGTGCCCTAACTATAGTCAGCGCGGCGGGGAAAAAAATTAAACTTTTTGTTATCAGTTTGAGTTGATGGGTACTGTCTCCACACACAACACGCTTAACCGGTTTCCTCGTAAGAAGAGGAAGTGTCTTATGAGTAGGTAGCCCCGTGCTCTTAGTAACAGGATACGGTGACACTAAGTCTATCAGGCAGGGGAAATAGATTTGCTGGGTTCAAATATCACAAGGTAAAAAGATATACGCCGTGGCCTCTGCCGCCTCTACCAGAACAGTGCTTACTGCAAATAGGCTGCAGTATTCGAAATAATCATTTAATATTATTTAAACTACTATTCCAGTGTAAGTAATCACCTGGTTCAGATATTGATCGTTATCATTGATTCTCTTGTCGCCACGCCTTAACCATCTCCTTTGTTACCTCTTTCTTGTAGCAAATAGGTGAGTACCCACCAGCTTTGCTCCAGGCACTGCGGCCACCGCACGAGCTGCCGTTCCGGGCGGTATTGAAGGGACAGGCACAAGTACCGGGGTAGGATGCGACAGAGTCATCAATAATCCTTTGACTGACCTGATCATCGCTTAAGGAATTCGATTTGGCGATGGAAATATCTGATGCAAAGACGCACACAACAGCGAATACGGATATGGCGACGAATTTGATGTTCATTCGGATCTTTCCAGGCAGTGGATGAACATCGAGGGTATGCTTTCAAATAGTGTTCAATATTGATCTATAACAACTGTACTTCACGCCAGCTTAAAATGCGATATTTAACCCAGTCAGACAGAACCTAAAGCTATAATGACTATTAGCCTGTTACCGGCAACATATTTTCACATTCCTGCAGAGCGCTTATTCTGCACTCAGCTATAACCAGCATTAACCATTCTGTTCGATATTACAGAGCAGTAATGCTGTACTCTGACTGGCCATCGTCCGACAGATACTACAAGACATTAGAATCATCGAAATGGTCCGTCGATATGCTCACCTGGCACCTAACCATTTAACTGAGCACGCACGTCAAATTGACTCAATTTTTGCAAATTTTTGCAGAAGATGTCCCAAATATGTCCCACAAGGAAAAATCAGCGACTGGAGGAAGTTGATAAGTGATTGATTATTAAATGGCACGCCCTACAGGATTCGAACCTGTGACCTACGGCTTAGAAGAAAGTAGAGCGTTAAATAACACACTGTAATCACACATGTTTTCCGCGTTCGCATCCGGTTTTGTGTCGTTTCGTGTCGTTTGAATACATCCCTGTCTTTTTCGTGCATTCCTGTAACGCCACAACTACGACACAGCAGCCTCGAGCTGACAGCAACTAAACAACCGCATTGTCCTGGCGCACATCGCAGATAGTAAACGTCACGACGCCGACGAAAGTGACATTATCCACAGCCCGTATTGGTTAAGCGTCCAACGATGTTTTCAACGCAGGCTCAGCCTCATCCAGTGGGTTACCACTTCCACTGTATTTGAAGGTGAAGGCGTGAGGATAGGGGCTTTTCTCTCCGCCAATTTCCACGGTATACATCGCCGTGACGTTTACTCCGTCGAATGCGTTAATACTCTCAGCGGTGTAAGTTACATCGACTATTTCAGAACCTCCGGGTACGGTAACCCCGAGGTCTGGATAGTTAATTTCTTTGGTAAGCGTCTGACTCACGGTGACTGACATAAGCACCTCTCTACAGGTTAATGGCTGCAATTTTGATCGTGACAGTTTCTGTGTACCGGTTTGTTACGGTGTAATTATTGCCCGACTTGGTGATGTAAATATAAGCTCCTGTCATTCCGCTGGAGCCGTCCAGAATCATTCCGCGCAATGAGTTAATGACGTGTACGGCTGTCGCACTGTTATTCATCAGCACCATTGCAGATTCAGAGTACAAAGCCGAAGAGAATGTCCATGACGCTGCGATAAGAAGCTGTGATGCCGTAGTCAGGCCGCTAAACGTATAGGCTGCGTTAGGAGCCAAAGTAACCGCACCAGGAAAATCTACGGGATATTTCTGCGGCGGTGTTCCGGTATACAGCAGCGGAAACGCAGGTTTAGACCCGGATACCAGCGTAGTGAACGCGCCGCCATCCACCACCCGGTTTCCATACTGAGTTACCCCCGGCACTGCGGCAGCGGCGATACTCAGCGCGGTACTGCGCGCACCACTAAACAGGTTATCTGTCACCTGCGCATCCGTCGCCAGCGGGCCGACATATACCCCTACAAACCCGTCATTTGCCGCCCCGGCGAAGTGCAGTTTGTTCCCTGTGATTTTGCAGCCTGGCCCGTTAACCTGGACGCATGGCGCGGTACTTCCACCTGCTGGCTGCATGAGGTGTCGCCAGTCAACGTTCTCAACGGTAATATTCGACGTGCCGTCAATTAAAACCGGGCCCGAGAGCTCTGCCGTCCCCCCAGATACTTTGTAGTTACTGCCATACACCAGCTGGCGTACACCGCGCATTTGTGGGTTATTTATCGACAATCCGCCAAGCGTGGAGTCGTAATGAAAGTAGTTACCGATTTTGCTTAGTGACGAAATGAGTACCGGGGAAGCAAATGATATAAGCTGGTTGTCACCCGTCATATCAAACATATATTCATCAGAGCGCCCCCAGGTCAGCTCTGGTGATACAAAGGATATTCCGCGTGAGTTTTTAATCCTTGACGGGTAAGCGTCTGATTCCTGGGCCTCCAGTTTAGGACAGATGAACGACAAATGACGCGAGCGGTCGCCAATGTTAAGCAGCGCAGGGCAGGTCTCAATGTGCAGCGCATTGAACCGCAATGCATTAGAGCCATCGACAGTGTTGTCACCGGGATTTATATCTAACCCGTATTTGATGTCGCTGGTATCTCGGGTGTTGCCGCAGTACATAATACGAATATTGTCAAAATCAGAATCCCAAACCTCTGACAGGTTCATTCCGCATCCATCCAAATGACGGATGCTGATGTTCTCCAGTTTCAAATATGAAGCGTGATTAATATTAATCCCACCAACATTTTCAGGAATATCAAACAGCGCTTCAAAATAACCACAACCAATAAAAAGATTGGATACTGCCGGATAGAACATCCGCTTCAAATTGGCAGGGTCATATTTTTCAGTGCCTGTCGTTGTAAAGCAATAATCTGCCCCAGGAAGGGGTCTGATTAACGTTCCTGCTCCCTGCCCCTCGTAGGAAATCCCGGAATAGAGCGGAACATCGCCCAGCATATAAATCCCGAAACCAAATTTGACCACGTAATAGGTGGTATCTCCCGTCCTGTAGGCGCTGTCTGCCAGCGTTTTTGCGATGGCAGCAGCCATCATCACTGACGAGGTCGAATCTGTCTCTCCGGTTAAGTCTGGGCTGAAGCCATCCACGCTAACGTAGCGTAATGCAGCGTTAACAGAACCACCCAGCTTACGTTCGATCAGATTATCGCCCAGACCCTCTTCGTTTGAACCCAGGTTTTGGCGAAGCGTGTCACCATCCATCAGAACGAAGTGAGTAACGTCGTTCGCAAAGCTGGTCGCATCGGTTCCGGTGGTCGTAAAGCCGACGTCAGTAGCAGCATTAAGGCGGTAATACTGGTTGTTATAGCGGATGTACTGGTTACGAGCGCTAAACTGGAACGGTCCATTCTGGTATTCACCCAAAAAAACGTAACCAGAACTATCAAGGAAGGATGCAAAACGATTTTCTTTATCAGCCTGAGAGAATTCAAATATACTTTCCTGTTCGGAAAGTTGTCTGCTAAATGTTTCCTCTCTCTCATTCTGTGAGATGTTAAACGTATCAGATTGAGATAAATGTTGTACGTCGAAATCTACTCGCTGCTGAGTTAGCTGATCATCAAATTTTTTTTGCATACCGGACATGGTATCGCGTTCAATTCCAGTCCTGGTTTTCACTTTTAAGCCTTGGGAGCTAACAAAAGCATCAATAGTTGCATTGTTATCCCACGCGTCAGGCATGGCAGATGACGGGACTGGGTTACCCGTATGATATTCGTCAACCATTTTCACCTCGGATTATACGGTTTGCTCAGGCCAGACGATATCCGGTGCCATAGTTGTATCGACTGAAGAAAGCGCATCAATATAGTCAATAGTGGCGTTTAACTTTCCTTCATCCACGTCTGACAATGATCTTCCTGCCTGTAATTTAAGCTGTATAAATGAAATTGAACTCATTGCCGAGGAAATAAGAGCAGATTTCTTTTCTTCAGCCATAGTTATAATTTCATCTTTTGATGGTGCCGGTAAGTCAACCCATGCCGGACGACCATCAACACTTCCAAGTTTTTTTCCTTCAGGGGGGGTGACCTTCCAGTATTTTGAGAGTTCGATTTCTGTTGCTTCAATTGCATCCACAGGCCACGTGTTTTTATTATATGTTCCGTCATCTTTCCATTGCGATGGGATAAAGCAACTTAATGATGGTGAGAAATATGCCGCAATCATATTAATATCCTATTGCTACCCAGTTAAAGTTATCAACATTCCCCGCTCCTGAACTTATCCATCCATATACATTAAAGGAGGAATTTGTTAAGTTGTTGTAGCTAACATATCTAGCGGCATCTGATGTGTTTTTAACCGGAAAGCAAGCAAATGCAGCATTAGGGAATGGGGTTGGGAATGTGACCGTTCCGCTTTTAGCATTAAAGACACCAGAGCCATACTGTATAATCAAACCTCCTGGTACATCCGGAATTCGAATATAATCATTGGCAGAAAATGTTCTTTTTGGAAACGCTTCATTAACTACAGCACCACTCCTGGAGTTTAAGGCATTGATCAGGTTTGCCAGAAACCCATTTGCATCACCGCCATCAAGAATATTGATATTAAGTTCATTTGACACGAACTGTGCCAGACAAGATGCAATAAATGTCCCTTGCCGCAGAGCTTTATTTACCTGTGCTGAAGAGGCTTTACCAGAAAGGAACCCTGATGATAGAGCTGAAAGCGCTTCATAATCAGCCTGTGATAATACGTTAGCCCCACTGCCAGTGGCAAAGGGTTTAAAATCGTTAGTCGCCATTAAAATCTCTCTCCCCATGATCCTCGGTCGAAACCAGCGATATAGTCATTTTCGATATCGAAGCCAAAAAACTGATAACCATCACTGACGGTCTCTATTTCACGAACACGAACTCCGGCGGCCTTAACCGTCATATAACCGTTTTGAATCGCCCACCATAGCTCGCTGTTAACCTGGTCAATCGGGTTAATGTCATATCGAGATGGCACGTAACCTGCTGGCAGCGCGATAAATGGGCCTCTATTGACAGCACTATCAAGAATTAACCGATCTATTTCACTTAAAGCTACCGATGGGTCACCGAGTATCCAGATGGAAATCGACATATCCTGGTTGTCAACAATTGCCATTCGGATCCCCGACCCCGCAAGAGCAGCATCAAGAATTGGAGGAAGCGAATCGTTCTGACCATCCCAGTTGTTTATCGCTACTTTCACCTTCAGCATCAGCCGATATATTTCATCACTGAGATCGATAAAACCGTCGTTTGGGTCATATGGGCCCTGCCAGACACCCTGATCCCAGCCAACCCGCTCGGTGTCCCACGAAAAATAAATCCCGGTTACTGGTGTAGCCACGCGACGGGAACGACCAACCCATTCGCCTACAACGTCGAGTTGCACGCCAACGGCGGTATCGATATCAAAATCGGGTATTAGCCGTGACATTGCATCGGAAACATCACTCAGTGGCCTGGTGGACAGGTCGACGTGGGCAAAGAACTTTGGTTTACCGGCGTGGTAGTTGGTTATGCGGTCAGTGTATCTGCTCATGAGACCACCAGATTAATATTGCTGACGGCGCAGGATGCCGACTGGTCAAAGGCAATATCCACGTTTGCCGCTGCTACACCACCGGCAGACGTCCCGATCAGCAACTCGGTAATGTCGTAATACCTGGCATTGCCTCCACTAACGACGCCAAGGTTAGCCGGTGAGTAAACGCGACTGAGAAGAGCGCTGGCGCCGATTGCCAGAGAGTTAATGTAGGCAGATACAGCCGCCTTTATCTCTTCGCCGACCTGAGATGTGTAGCCCGTAAGGGGTTCGATAGTGATTTTCACGTAAATGGGTACATCGACCGGCCTTGAAAAACCTACCGGGTGAGGGTTTCCGTACTTATCAGGCACAACAATCACCGTACTACCGTAGGGTGTTACGCCCTGCCCTTTCACACCACGAATGCTGTTTGCAATGACCGTCGCATCACCACCTTCAACAATGGCGGCGATTGAGTGCGGCGGCAGGCCATTTGCATCAGTGGTATCTGTATCGTTCTCATACAGCTTGTGCCGCGTTACGCCGCTGATATTTGCTATCGCACCATCTACCGCCTCAAACGGCGTCAGAGACGGTAAAGCAACGCTCTGTGATTGCCGGACACGCAATTCAGCATTTGTTTCGGCAGCAACGCCTACCGTAGCCGCTTGCGGGTTAGTTACTGATACCCAGCCACGTGTCGGGGTGTTTATCTTATTGACTGACCCGGCAGGGGCGGCCACAGCACCAGCAACAGAACACGTCGCTGTAGCAATAACCGTCCCATCAATACCAATTGTCACCTGAGCAGGAAGATTCCAGATGATGCCGTTGGCATCTTTCACAGAGCCGTTTGTGATTATCGTTCCGGCTTCGCCTTCGATCAGCTCATCGACAGTAGAGTTTGTCGCAGCACGGCGAGTGATGCCGTTAATTTTGACGTTACTGGTTAATGCATCGTCCAGCGCCGTCGACGGAGAAAATGACCGGTAAACAGAAATGGCCGTGTTGTTGGCATCGTGAATGGCCAGAGCCACCAGAGCGACCATCTGTCCGTCTTTGCTGTCCGGGTCGAGATAGGCATCACTGCCGTAAATCTGCTGAAAGTATCCCGTCACAGCAGACAGGATGGTTTGATAGTCAGGCGCACTTATCCCCTCAGTGGTTACCGTTGCCGATAAGCCGAGTGATTCAAGGTCCAGAGCCATTACGCCTCCGAGGTTACTGTCGTTGTCCCGTAGATGGTTTCCACCGTTGCTGTGAACGATACGCGCCGTGTGCGGCTGTCAACGGTAGTATTAAAGTCGGTGATGGATTTCACCCCGCGCGTTTCAAGAATGCGTTTTCGAATAGCGAGGTTATAGGTTTCTGGCTTGTGCTTTCCCAGGACTGATTGTATCCATGGTGTTCCTTCTGTCGTATCGAGGAACCATTCGCCGTACCAGAGCAGGAAGCGCGTTTTAATGGCCTGCGCGACGGCCTCCGGAGAGTTCACCAGCCAGGTATCATCGCCCTGACCAAAGGTATAATCCCCGTCATCATCCTCTCGTCGGTATCTCATTGCGGCGCCCCCGTGCTACCACCGCCAGGCTCAACGCCGCCGTGGGTATGTCCGATCTGGCTAATACCGCCAGCGAGCTGATCTCCGGTTGATGTGATTTCGCCATTGACCTGCAGAGGCCCGTTGATGGTTATCTGCGGGCTGGTGATGGTCACTGCACCGCCGGCGGCCAGTTCAATGATTGCGGAGCCATCATCGGTACGCAACTGCGCGGCTGTAGTGCTGATACCGCCGATTTTCTTTGCCTGCGACTGCGGGCCGACGATACAGAACGCATCCGAGAGATCGTGCATACGCCCGTCTACCGGTTCCTGTATGCCCCCGCTCTGCCACCAGAAATCAATGCAGCGGTCCGCAAAGATAACCAGGCATTCGTCGCCTTCTTTAACGGGAAATGTCAGCGTGCAGCCTCCGCCGCGAGGAAATATGACAGGGACATCCACCAGCAGAGGCAGGTTTACGGATACCTCCGCACCAGAAGCGTCATGTTCAACACCTTTAATCGCGGGCTGAATAACGGCGGTAACGGCTTCTGGATCGAATGACTGGATGATACCGGGAATGGATACGCGCATTGCGGACATGATCGCCTGCGCCAGATGCGCGTCGGCCTGCTCTTTGCTGCCGAGCTGGGAGTTAAGTGATACAGGCATATTTTCTCCAAGAAAAGCATGTCTTCCAAAGGATCTGTTACCGATGCTGCTTGGTTGGGCATAACTAAAACTTACCAGACCTTACAATTGTTAATACTTAAGATTGCTAGTAAAATCGCCTTGACGCATCCAGTTTAATTCACTTAAGTTATTATCAACATAGGAAATCATAATGGCCTTAATAAAATGTCATGAGTGCGCTAAAGATATTAGTGATTCAGCAATCTCATGCCCTCACTGTGGAGCTCCAATATCTAATTCACAGAAAACCAATTCTATTAAAAACAACCAAGAGCCAAGGCAAGTTAGCTTTATTCTCGCGCTTGGAATAGTAATATTCCCCATTCTCTTCGTGTGGTTCTTATTCAGAAAGGGATATTCTAAGAAATCAAGAATTATAGGTATCGTTTACCTTGTGCTAAGCATCATCTTTCTTGGAAGGAGTAGCGAGGATGTTTCATATGAAAGTACGGAAACGGAATCAGTTACTTCAACTTCAACTTCAAACGGAAGGCCTGACGCTAGCTCTCTTTCAGAATTTTCAGCCCAAGAAATTTTTGATGCATATAGCGCAAACACGGTAGCGGCTGATAAACAGTTCAAGGGTAAGTGGTTAATTATTAGTGGTAAGGTTGGCGATATCAATACAGATATCACTAATTCTGCATATGTAGCATTTTCCGTAGATGATTCATTCAATTCCCCCCAAGCCTCGTTTATCGAAAGCGAAGAGGATAAATTGGCAAATTTACGCCAAGGCCAGTATGTCAAAGCTATTTGCATCGGAAATGGCGATATTGCAAAAACACCAATGCTGAAAAATTGCACTCTGGTTGAATGAAAAATAAAGGGCTTCCACTGAATTAGGAGGCCCTAGTTAACTTTGATGCAGTTATACGTCCAGAACTCTCTGGGCTCGTCCATGTTCTTGCGGATCACTTCAACGTTTAGGATGGCCTTATTGTTGCGCTTAACGTAGTCGAGACCTAGCCAACGGCCTGTTTTGGCGTCTGGAAGCATCCATTGCATCATGACGTTATCGAAATCGTCTTTTTGCTTGAGGAAGGTCATTTTCTGTGTTTCAGGGGCCCGGCCGTTGATATGCATAAAACCATCGTTAGCAGCTTCAAGCCAAAAAGGACCACACTGCATACCTTTTGCAGAAACCAAAAGAGGAAGTGCCAATAAAACCGCAAATAATCCTTTTTTAATCACGAGTGAACGCCTTCGATAAAGTTGCTTGCGACTGCAACTCAGCAGCCCCTTTCGCCAGACACAGCAGGTCCATATACCACGCTTGCCCGCGAGTATCGCCAGTATAGTCAATGCTGCCGACAATGTAATCACCGTCGGTATTGATTGCCGCCAGCTGCGACCCGGGAAGCCCATCGACATAGATGTTACCGTCTGTGGTACTTTCGCCTAATAGACCTGGTGACTGACCAACCTGGTCATTACCGAGAGACTGACGATACACGGAAGCTTGATCCAGCCTGATAAGGCCACCAAGCTTAATATTTGGGTTTATCAGGCAACGCACGTTTACCCCGGCGCCCATCGTCTGCTGAGGCATACCTATCAGGCCGGTATCGGCGTTGAGCACGATCGCCTCCTGAATATATTTATCTTCAGGAACGATGTGCACCTGGTTGTTTTCGTACCACCAGTTGGCTTTGCACTGACCCGCCAGGCTGTACATCAGGCGGCCGGTATTTTGATAAATTGTTCTCCCGCGCGGGAAGACGGTCGAGCCGAAATCGGGCCTGCTGCCTTCTGAGATACCGTAAGGCCGTAGAGACTGCATACCAAGATCAAAAAGGTCAGCATGCTTCCAGCCAGCCGATACTGTCGTTTTAACACTGGCGTTGAGATGCCCTTCCCAACTATCAATGCACTGGACCAGCACCCAACTATCGGTGACGTTATCTTTGCCGGTGACAGTAAAGCGAATATCGCCGTTAAAGATAATTCCCACATTTTTATCTGGATAGTTTCCACCGCTGTCTGCTGTGCCGTTATACCCGGCAATAGCCCTTACATGGGTAAATTCTTTACCCATGATCCGGTTTTGGGTCTCGGGCGACAGATTATAGATTTTGAAGTTTCCCACAAACCCGTTAAAGATAGTCGCGGGCATCTTCTGGATATTAAACGTCACCTTAAAATCCGACAGCGATATCCCATCCCCCTTATCGTCAATAAGCTGCAACTCAAAGTGTCGCATCCAGTTCTGAGACATAATCACTCCGTTACCACGTAGAGATGGCTTTTAATGCCGAGGTCGGTTTGGGTTGGGTTATCATTTGCCGGATCGTCGCAATTTACATAGAGCGAAAATCCAAGCCCGAGATAGCTATACTGCGCCAGCAGGTTGGCGCCGGTGATAAGAGGAATGCCTTTTATCAGGTCGGCGCCCGTACTGTCCATGATATCCAGACACCAGAAAGAAGCACGCCAGGTCACGGTCATTTGCAGACTTTGACCTGCCACAGATATGGAGAATCGCTGGTTTTCAGGTGACAGAGGGATTTCTAAAACAGCCATTTATCCTCCCGAGATGAAACCGACAAACCGGCTTAGTAGCGACTCATCTTTCGGAGTCGGCGTCTTTACTCCTGAGTTTTGCACCGCTGACGTGTTCACCCCCTCTTTCATGTTTTCTTTTGCGGCCACGCTGACTGTCTGCGTCTGGGTGGTGATTATTTCCCTAAGTGTGACTGTCGCCATCAGTACATTTTCGCTATGGCGATCTGTCGTCACATCCAAGGAGCGGATCACCATATTGGTATACAGGCGCTTCCCGGTGGTCACATCAAGCAACTGTCTTTCCTGCTGCATTTTAAGCAGTTCAGCATAGACCTCTTTCGGCCCCATGCTATTGAGCGGTGTAGATAACCCAATGCCTGCCGTATCATAAAAATCAAGCAGGGAACCGCCACCAGCAAAGCCCATCTCCATAACGACTTCTGAGGGGCGTCGATACGCATGGTCAGCAATGAACCCTGTACCGGCGCTTGTAGGCCTTTCCACTGGATGTTCCGTCACCTCCAGAGCATCGCTATGACGCTCTGAAACCACTACATCGGGTATCATCAGGCCAATACGGCGGCTACGCTGCTGGAAAAGAGTTGAAAGAATATCCATCAGCTCGGCCCCCTGGTTAGTTGCTGGGTTGCGCGTGCATTAACGTTGCTCTGGCTATCAGAGACGATTTTCCCTGCTTCTCTCGGATCGCTGACACCAGAAATGTTGATAACGGTATTCTGGTTCAATGTCGCGCCAACACCTGGCATATTACTGAGCACTTTGGGGATGTATTGCCTGGTTTCCTGCGGCATCAGTGCCATGCCGTACTTCTGCACGTTACCAATCCCCCAGTTATAGGAGGCCAGAGCTTTGTTCAGGTCCCCTCCATTCTTTTGCAGGAGCATAGAGAGATACCGTGCTGCCGCTTCCGCTGATTTTACAGGGTCAAACACGTCATTGCCGCGTAAGCCCATATCACGAGCTGTACCCGGCATAAACTGGAATAACCCCTGGGCTCCAGCGCCTGAAATAGCAAACTGATTTCCACCCGACTCTGTCAGAGCGACGCTGCGGAGCAGTCCTGCCGGGAGGTTATACATCGCCTCCAGCTTACCCATCATGGGTGCCATCCAACCCAGCAGCTGAGCGCCTGCCTTAGTTGCCTGTGGGCGTTTTACTGTCCCATAAGCATCATAAGCATTGGTCGCACCGCCGGTATCGGTAATGCTGTCCCACCATGAATAGAGGCGATTAAGCGCCTGGTTAGCACCCCCCAGAAGACCATCAGTACTACCCTGCTTCTGGTTCATGCGATCGACCAGGTATTGACCTACGTCTTTCCCTTCCCGCCTTGCCTCTTCCTGGATTTGGCCAATTTTATCCCAGGCGCTGATAGCAGCCATTGCGGCAAGAATTGGGCTAAACCCACGACCGACTTTGGCAATACCAAGCAGCATTCTTGCTGCCCAACTTCCAGCGACGAACGTTGCCAGTACTTCAAAAGCGTTCTGCCAGCCTCCAACATCGTCCTTCAGTCCGAGCAGTTTGTCGCGAAGCCATAGAATCGCCGCTTTGGCTTTTTCAATTGCAGGCTCCCACTGCTTCCAGTCGATGAGGCTTTTTCCGCCCTCTTTCCACGTCCTGTAATCGTCGTAGAGCAAAAGGATAGCCGCAGCTAGTGCCAAAACCCACGAGACGGGAGAGGCAAGCATTGCTGCGTTCAGCAATCGCCAGGCAACAAGCAAGCCACCAAGCGTCTGAATAAGCTTTTGTGTGTCGCTATCCAGTCCGATCCACCAGGCCCGGATATCACTAGCGGCCTGAATAAGGCGGTAAATTACCCTGCCTACCATCTCACCAGCCCAGAGAATGCCTTTCACGGTACCGGTTATCGCGCCTTCAATTTTCGGGAAGTTTTCCAGAATTTGTCGACGCAGCCTGTCCAGAGAGCCAGCAAGGCCATCAGCGAGACTGGAGCCTATTTTATCCCGCGCCATGCCTGCCATCAGCCCAAAGGAGCGCAGCGAGGTCATGAATTTATTGGAGCTGACGGCGGCCACATCGGCGTTATAGCCGATCGCCTTCGCCATCGCGGTGTATTCGCCACTAAACTGGCCGATACCGCGACGCATTGCCATCAGGGTGATTTCATCCAGACCCAGCATTTGAGCGTACTGGTTCGCGCGGTAATACGGCATGCTGCTAAGACGCTGGCCGACGCCGGTAAAGATCGTCGCCATATCCCGCATGTTGCCGCTCGCATCACGCGTTTGAACCCCCAGCCGGTTCAGAAAACCCTCAGCGCCGGGATTGTTACGCATGAACCTGGCAAGATTTTCGAGAGAGCCGCGGGCCCCGTCGACACTGCCGCCAACCTGACTAACCGCATACCCAATCTGCTTAATGCCCTCCACCGTCGCGCCTGTGCGCTGAGAGGCCCAGTACAGGTCGTCGAGACCGCTGGCAATTTTCGCGGTGAATGCAACGACGGAAAGCGCCGCCGCCTCAACTTTGACGCCCAGTTCAATCGCTTTAAGCGTTGTCCCGGCAACGACGGCATCGAATTTTCTGGCGCCAGCCTCATCAACTTTGAACCCAAGCGAGATCAGAAAGTCCTTGAGCGTTTCAGCGTTCATTAGCCTCTCTCCATTTCGCTATGCGGTTTTCGTTATCGGCTTTCAGGTCCAGCCAGTCATTCATACGGGCAATATCAGCCAGGTCGACTGATCCATCTTTCAGGGCGGTGTAAGGGATGAGCCCGGCATCCACCGGGCGCATCAGGAAATCCTCACCTTCTGGCATGGATTCGAGGACAGGACCTATGGCTGGGTAGGCGTCCCGCTGCCGGGGAGTTCTTTCAAAAAATTTCCCAGGCTGTCGGCGACCACCCGCGCCACCAGCTGCAGCATCGTGAACAGGTCGATATCGTCGAACATCAGCGCGCCCTGATCGAAAATTTTAACCCACCCTTTTTCATGCTGGCGCATAACAACGCCCAGGCACGGATGAATCACCGCGTTAACGTCCTCTTCAGGCAGAGCTGCCAGCGTATCGGCAATCTTCGGCAGGACGATATCCAGAGCGTCGAATGCCCTTTTCTCACCGAAAACCAGCTTGCCCTCGCTGTCTCTGACCATCATGGATTTCAGCGTACCAAAGTCAGAAACCAGCCCGGCCAGCACCGGCAGCAGCTTGCGGCTTACCTTCAACTGCTGGAAAACATCGAGCTTTGCGGTGCGGTATTTAACGCCTTTGATTTCAAATTCCATCTGTTAAAACTCCCCAAGCAGCTGATCAATCTTGCCGCAGTCAAAGACCCAGGAAACCGTATTGCCAACTTTGGCGTTAGCGTGATCGGGTTGCTTCTGGAAAGCACAAGAACGCGCTGTAGTGGTATCACCTGATACTTTGTTGCGAATGACGATGACGTTATTGCCCCACGTCGCCGAGGACAGGCTCTGAGCGTTGTACATCAGCGAGAGCTTTTTGTTTACCGGGGAGGTTTTCAGCAAGGTTACCGTGATAGTGCCGCTTTTTCCGGCGTGCAGGCTGTGCATCACCTCGCCATCGGCGCCGATGGTCATGGTGTTTTTTGCCTCTGTCATTGTGACAGTAATGCCCTCTTCGGCGTTCGCTGAGCCGTAGCCAAGCTCAACTAACCCGGTAGGCCCTGCGAGAGAGGCCGAAACATCAAGAAACGAATACGTAGACATCTATGGCTCCTTAGCGCACGACCGTGATTGCTACGGTGCCGTAATGAACGGCTCCGGCCAGTTTCCCGGCAACCTGAATTGGCACACCTTTACGCGCTTCGCGATCGACCTGAAGCTGGTCATCAACGTTTTCTGCCCAGGTGTAATAGCCCTTCGTCAGCATATCGCCGGTATTGAGCTGGCCAAGCGGGCCACCAGTCCATTTACCCGGCGCAAAGAGACCGTTTTGCACGGCCTTATCGAGCACCAGCTCAATGTTGGCGATACGGGTTGTGGTACCGGCGTCGGTCTGGGGGATTTTGGTTGTGCTCGTATAGAGCGTGTTGTAGTCAGCCGTCTGCACGGCGTTCTGCAACCAGTCTAGGCCATGGCGCTCGTCGAAGAAATCGCCGTTTGCCATAACGCCTTGCTCAAGAATCGCTGTATCGTTTTCGTAGTACACGTAAACGTTGCAGTTCTTCGCTTCCAGGTTGTTAGCCTGCGAGGTACCCAGGGTTTCGTAGGTAACGCCCGGCAGCTGTTTAAACTTGAGGGTGATCGTCGTGTTGCTTCCGGTGAAGTCAACAGTAAACGCACGCGCAAACGAAGACAGCGCAGCATAGCGGCTGCTGGTCGAGTACTGGATAAAGGTACGGCTGTATTTCGCTGCTTTCAGCTTGGAAGCCAGATCCGTCGTGGTAGCCGAGTCAAGAATCGTTGAATCAGCCGAGGTAACGCCAAAGATGCGGGATACGCTCGCGGCTTCGATAGCCGCCGCAACACTGATAATGTCGGTGTCGGAAGGATAATCAGCAACCGGAACGGCAAGATGAAGGCCATACCATGAATTCCAGTCCAGCAAAGCGTTAACCGCCTGCAGGAGGCTTTCTGCGCTGCCTGTTTCGCCCGTTGCCAGCGTTTTCGCCCAGCGGCCGACATACACCAGAGTCGGCTGCGGTTGCTGTGAGAACCAGATAACAGCCGCTGCATACTCCTGGCTGTCTACACCAAAGTCATCGCCGATATCATCAGCGCTGGAGTAAATGCGCAGCCGCTCAGAAATCGGAATAACAGTTGAGTCGCCCAGGATGAGCATTGAGCCAAAATTGCGCCCCTGCGCGGCCCGAGCAGAAAGCGTCACCGTCACGTTAGCGATACGGTTAAGGGGAAGCCCTTTTTCCATGTTAGTCTCCGGTAACTATCGTGACGTTAGGGTCAACGACAGATTTAACGTTGTAGGTACGGGTGTTTTTGCGGGAAAGGGTCACGGCAAGGTCATACCGGCGCACCCACTGGTTGTTGATCAATTCGGGGAGGTTTCGTATATCATCAGCGCTCACCAGCGACAAACCTGAGATTCGTCGCAACGTATCTGCGTTTTGATCTACAAACATTCCGTCACGAAACCGCGTGGCCATCCCGGAACCGCCGGGGCCATAGAAACAGAAAAGCACCTGGATGCTCTCCCATGACCATTGCTCGCTTTGCTCTTCGCTTACCTGGACATTTGCAGGTGTGCCGGGGTGTGAGAGCGTGGAAAAGTTAAACCCACACCACGTCTCACCGTTCGGCGGTATTTTGGACTGGGGATCGGTAAACCGGGGCAACACCAGGTTAACCGCAATCCCCGTCACGCCTCTTACCCAGCGACTCAGTTGCTTTTCCAGCTCCTTATCGTACTCAGGAGCATCCCCGACGGGGGTTAGATACCCTGGCTCTGTGCTGTCGTTACTCAACGGGAATCCCTCCGTTAAACTCCAGCAGCTCGCAATGTGCCTGTACGAACCCGGCACCGTATCGGGTGTACGGATCGACAAAGGTCACGCGGTAACGTCTGCCGCTGTACAAAACGATATCAGCGTCGAGTTCTGGCGTTGAGTCACTGGCAGGCATCCCCTGCGTTAGCCTGAACTGGGTAACGATGAGGATGGCGCCATTGATGTTTTGCCCGGCGGCCATTCGCTTAGCCTCAAGCGAGCGGTCGACGGTTACGACACCAGAAAACGGAATAGCCTGCGCGGTATTGGTCGGAAAATTATCTTCGTCCACCGTCTGCACCTGTCGATAACACACCAGAGACAGGTCGACAAAGTCCGGATCAAGCAGAACATCAGTCACATCGAGAAACGGCATTATTTTTTCCTCACGACATACTGAATCGCTCTGAAAAGGAATCCGCGGGCACGCAACGGCTTATCGCCGAGGATGGGCGGTTTCATTTCTCTGCGCTTCTTGATGGTCTTTTCAGATAGTGGGGTCAGCCGATCGCCTGCCTCAATGACAGCCTTTGAGGCATCACGCGCAATCTGGCCTGCGGCTTCAAGATGCATCGACGCCACATCTGCCTTACCTTCAAGCGCAGACTGAGCGGCCAGCTTTAAACGCTCGGTCGTTTTATCCCGTGAATCCTCAATACCCATGTCCAGAAATGGCCTTGGCGGCAGAGTAACGGTATCACCGTCTATCTCTACGGTTGCCCCGGTGGACTGGAGATACCCCAGCTCAGCGTTGCTCAGCGGCTCATCATCGCGCGGAGGACCTGCCGGGATACCAACCAGCACATCAGTGCCTGACAGTTGTTTCAGCGCATCCAGAACGACACTGTAATTGTCTTCCCGAATTGTGAGCCCGCTTTTCATTCCGGCGTCCCCAGTTGAACCGCCCCGGCACCAAACATCATCAGGTATTCCCAGAACTCCGATCCGTAACGGGAGTTGTTCCAGAAACCGGCATTAGGGTCCAGAGTTGCGCTTGCGTCGTAACTGGCTGAAACCTTATCCACTGATTTCGCGGTCTGTATGCCGCTATTTACACCACCAGCAGTACCCACAGCCATACCACGCATATCGGCGGCGTAAAGGTACATGTAGTGCGCAACATACAGCCCGACGATGTAGGGAAAGATATCCACGCCAAAGCGCGACTCACTCAGCATGGCATCAGCAAGATTCAGTCGAGCCTGAATCATTGGCGTGGGGTACTTTGTTTCGTCAGCGAACTGTGGGAAGGTTGCCCTGAACTGCTCAGGCGTCGGCAGACTTTGATTTCTTGCCATTATCGGTAGTCTCCGGCAATTGCGCTTCGAGTTCAGCAATACGCGCGTCTTTCTCAGCGATTTTTGCTTCCAGCTCAGCAATACGCGCGTCTTTCTCAGCGATTTTTGCTTCCAGCTCAGCAATGCGCGGGTCTTCTGCAATCGCTGGCGCTTCGCCATCCGGTGAACAGTGCGCTTTTACGAACCAGTGCTCAGCAACCGTGTCATCGACGTCGTGGAAGCCAACCTGGAAATGCTTTTGCTCTTTGCCGTCGTTGAAGTTAAACGGGGAGAGTACGTAAATCTTTTTCATTGCAAGTCCTCATGAGCGGCCCTTTCGGGCCGCCGCAGGTTAGATGCCGTCGACGTAGGCCAGAGTTTCCGGATAAACCGGCTCTACTGCACCCAGCTTGCCGTAATAGGTTACGAGCTGATACAGGCCGCGATACTGGATCGGCACGCTCATCAGCGGAACCATCGGGAAGCGAACGTATTTCTTGTCGTTGGTGTAGAACATCATGCGATCAGAGTTCGACACGCCACGACCTTTCGCCCATTTCACCGGACGGATGTTCAGAGGACGCCCGTTCTGGTGGTATGCGATGGTGTTGGTTTCCAGATAGGTCAGCAGTGACTGGTTACCAGCGCTGGATACGATGGTGCTTGCCAGCAGAGAGAACTGCTCCGGCGGGATCAGCAGGTCCGTCGGTACCATGGAGTAAGCCGAGTTGGCCCACGCTGCACTCAGCCCGGCATTAATGCTCGCCCGGATTTCGTCAGCGGTGGAGGTCGCCCAGGTCTTCGCGGCGTTGGTCGGCGTTACCTGCGTCAGGTTCAGCAGGCCTTTAACGTTCAGACCGGAATCGCCGATATAAACCTGCTCGTCTGTGTCCATGTTCCACTTCAGCTGCATACCGTCGTACTTCTGCGTGTCGATCGGGCGACCGACCTGCGCAGCTGCCTGCAATTCAGGAACGGCCCAGCCAAGCTCCATACCCCACAGTGTGAGCGGGAAGCCAGTTTTTGCGATGTCGACGTTAAGTCCAGCCATCGCAGTCGCGGCTTTGCTCAGCCAGTTTTTACCGTTGGCGTTCGGTGTACCGGCAGCGGCAAAGGTGGTGTTAGTGAAAGAGCTGATCTCGTCAGCAATAGACACGTCTTCACGCAACTGGATATCGCGCGACCAGGTGTAATTCACCAGCGGCAGATTCAGTGTCTGATCGAGACGCTCCAGCTCATGGACAAGAAAGGCACCAGTGCCGTCGACTGTCGCCTGGTCAAATGTCATTGGCATTTGCGATTTCCTTAAATATTGAAGGCCAGCTCAATGTTGCCGCTGGTGTCACCAGGGCCATTGAAGTAAGCATTAGTGATCTGGACGGTATTCGAGCCATCAGCGGCGGCAAGGAACGCGCCGAGAGGGCTTGAGGCGGATGGTGTGGCCACTCGCATATAGACCGGGCCATGCAGCGCAACGCTGGATGCATCCGCGCCGATGTTTACCGTAACGTAACCACGGACCAGGCAATCGCCGGTGAAGTTTTTACCGCTGCCTACCTGCTGGACTTTATCCGGCTGGCTGGCGGTCGGATACGGACGAACGTAAATGCCCACCAGCACCGACGCTGTATCGCTCGCAGCGATTGGCACAAATTTCCCGGAGGAAATCTTGCCGCCAAGGCCGTAAGCGGGGAAAAGGTTGGAGGAGTCCAGCAGTTGAGGTTCAACCGTCAGATCCTGCGGACGAGAAATTGCCCCGGCGATGCCCGCTGGCATCCGGAAAAGAAATGTATTACCCATTGGTTAGCCTCGTTTGTGCCAGAATTCCTGCGCGGCCTGGTTCATGCCTGCGATGGTTTTAACGGTGGTGGCAGTCTGCGTTTGCAGGCTGTCGACTGTTTTGGTATTGCGGTTTTTAGCCAGCTCAGAAACAGCCGTGAAAGCCATATCTACCGTGGCTTTTTTCAGCTTGCTGATATCGGCATCACCGACAATAGAGCGCACCAGAGATTGATCGGCAGAGGCAAGCACCTGGCGCTTGAATGCTGTCGGCTTCGCCTTTTCTGGCAACTGGATGCCGGGTTGAATGAGGTCTGCGCGGTAAGCAGCATCGCCGGTTACTTTGCCTTCTTCCTCTTTCTTCTCTTCAGCATCTTCATCCCCGGTCTGCTGCTCCTGTTTCTCTATGCCTTCCAGCTTATCCAGACGGGCAATGATGGCCTGCGCCCAGGCTGGCACGTCTTCCTCTGAGTCACCAGTTCCTGGCAATACCGGACCGGGCAGCGGATTTTGCGGCGCAAGGTTAATGACCACACCGCCTGGCGTCATGGAGGATGTTACGTCGTCATCACCGGTCATGTTGTCCGGCGGGTTATCGATCAGGTTCGCCATTTCGGCGGCGTCATTGGTTTTACGAGCGCGCACGAGGCGCTCCCACCAATTTTTGGCTTTGTTTGGCATGCTATCTCCAAGTGCGCAGCGTGAACCGGCCCGCCCGTTAGGGACTAAAGCCAGATGATTACCAGTGATCGCATATTGCTCCGCGATACCCGGCGAGATTTGTCGGTAATCTGCGTCATAACCGCAGCTCACCTCGTCGTCACCGTCTTCCACCGCCTGGATGGCTTCTGGTGTCTTTGCGATAACGTCAGCCAGTAACAGGTCTCCTTGCTCACCGCTGCCGCGTCTGACGTTCTGAATATGTCCGTTTGCCAGTTGCCGCCAATTACTTGGCGTGACAAAAATGATGTTGCCGCTGAAGTCTTTCGGGTGACCGATGGTAACGGCCATTCCCTCAAAAGAAGCGATTGTGCGCTCGCCGAATACCTCTTCAGGTGTCCGGCGAACAACGATTAATCCCTGACTGTCCGGTTCAATTTCCGGCAATTCTTCCGCGCCATAGACCTGCTCACCTGTGCGACCAATCGGGACGTCCTTAAACAGGACAGACCCATCAGCAAGTTGAAAGCGGGTATTACCCAGGCGGGTTTTAAAGAAATATTTCATGGTGCCTCGCTAAATGAGCGCGGGGTCGGAGTTTCGAATGAACTCACGTAGCAGCGCCTTAACCTGGCGGACGTTACCGCGACCTTTGGCTTTTAACTCTGAGAGATCGCCAATGGCGCGGTAACGCGCGGTGATGCCGCCTATCGATATTTCGATAACCCTGCGGTCGCCGGCTCGCTTTGATTCGATATGGACCTTTTTCATTCTCACCTCTTCGGGCAACAAAAAAGGCCGCTCATTGGCGGCCTGTTATTTTACAGGGTCAGGTATTTGCACTTCCGACCAACACTTGCAGTTAGGCAGGCACCCGGCGTGTCCGGTCATGCCGTCGAGCGTTGGCGGGTTATCCCAGCGCACAAATCCTCGCCCATATACAGGGTCAACGACATCTTTCATCTTGCGATGCGATGGTCGGGTGCCGGCACCTTCAATACGCCACCAGTAGCCCTCGGAACCAACCGCCAGCGCTCTCGCCTGCGTCAAGGCTCCAGTAGCGCGGCCAATCTCCGTACGGGCAATCATTCGCGCCCTGCTGGCCGCCACGTCACCGGATTGCATGATCATCTCGTAAAGCTGATCGGGGCGCTCACCATGGATGACGGCCTGTATCGCACGCTCCTGAATTTCCCTGACACGTCCGGCCGCCTCTAATGGCAGAGACTTCATGTAGCGAATCTGTCGGTAAACGATGTCTTGCGCCACCATGCCGACAGGAGTGTTACCAATCACGTCACGCAGACCAGCGGATATTTCTTCAGAAACAGAGCGCCACTGATTCCACTCTTCTCGCTCCACCTGGGCAAACATCTTTCGACCGACCATTTCGGCCCAGTCGTCGATCACCCCGGAGTAGTCAACAAGCGATTTAGCAATGCTCTCAGCGCTTGCCTGTGAACCATCGTAGGAACCCGTGACGATTTGATTTATCTGGTCGACTATCGCCAGTAGGCTTTTCTGATACTGGACCTCCGATCGGCGGCGGAGGGCTGGTTTCAGATTCAGTCTCCTGCCACTGTTTCGCCGCATTCTTGATATCCTCATCGCTAATTGAAGCACCGATGCCGGTAACATCAGACAGCTCGCGCAAATCGGTCAGAGCAGCAGCCGGCGACATTCCCAAATCACGCACCGCGGTTGCCAGGGCGGTGGTCGTGTTGGTTGCCACCGTGGAGCGATCGGTGTCGCTCATCTGCCACAGGGGGTTAAACTCAAAGGTGAAATCTTGCGGCAACGGCTCGCCAAACTCTGAGCGATGCAGTACATCGAATAACAGGCGGATGTGAGGCCGTAAATCTCGCTCCTGAAGCGTTCCCACGTCGTCGTAGTAGTTCGCGAGGTCAGCGTCACCGGTTGAAAACCCCTTCGGTGACTGGCGGAACAGGCGCACAAGAGGAATGCCAACAGCGCCCGCGATATCCTCTTTAAACTCGCTAAGCAGGTCAGAAAGGCCCGCGAAAGAATAGGAATGGGTTTCAAATTCGTCCTCCGAATCAAACAGGGACATACCCTCGTTCGTCTGGTACTGGCGGACCATTTCCATATTCTTGATAAGCGCCTCAAACGCTTTACCGCCTGTGGCGATAATTTCACGCAGCTTTTTAATCTTTGCCGTTCGCAGATGTGCCTTGTAGGCAAGCTGGGCGGCGCCGACGCTGGTGCTATCGTAGGAAGTCAGGCGATCGAAGATGCGCTCGACAATGGACATCCCCCATTCGTTTTCGGTGATTTTCTGCTGATACGGCAGTTTCACACCATCCATGCGGATCAGGCGGCTGTGGTGAACAGTCCAAGGAGGAAGCCCCTGCGCCGTTGTCACGATTTCATAGAATTCAGGCTTGCCGAGGTTAGGGCCAAGCGCCTTAATGCGCCTGGTGAGCTGTGGGTTAATCATCCAGCGGTCAAGTACAGCCAGACCTTTAAAGCTGCCCTTGCCGACCTTATCCAGCACCAGCGGCGTCAGAGGTGCCTGACCTTCAATCAGAATCAGCGCCACCGCCCCGCCATACAGCCGGGACCATTTCAGCGTCTCGTTGATGCAATCCCAAAGCTGAAGCTCATCGAACCGCGATTCAAGAATGCCACGGCGTTTCGGGTCTATCTCACTGGTGATCCGCACTCCCTTTTTGGTCATATCGTCCGCTTTAGAATCGACTGCGGCGCCAATAATCCAGGAGGAACGATAAGCCCACTCGATGAGCAGGCGGTTGCGGCTGGTATAGTTCGCCCTGTAGGTCGATGCGGCATGCTGGTTAGGCTGCTGCATACCGACACGGGCAACAAAGTTATCGTACGAATCCGCCGTGGCGACTCGTCCTGTTTTCTTCGCCATGGTGACTATTCTCCGGCTTTTTCGGTACTCGTGGCGGATAGGATAATTTGTTAAAAAACGACCCGATTTAACATAATGACTGTTACCCGCACCAGCCGGATCCCTCCCATGATGAAATGTCCGCCAAAGGCTTATTTCGTCAGGATAAGTAGCAGAAAGTGCGTAAATAAAACGTGCATAAACAGGGTCAAAAAGTGAATAGGGATTTTTCGGCGTGAGGTGGCTATTTCCTGATGTTTAACCTCTTCCCAAGGCTTCCCAGATATCCATTGCCGTATCAGTCGGGGCGAATGCCATAATGAATGCATCAGCCACGTTCGGTGACGGAACATCACGCTTAGCGAGGTCTTTCTTGCTCTCCACCATTACGCGACCATTCTTGTCAAAATCACGGTGCGGGGTGGTAAGTTCCAGCTTGAGCTTTTCCAGCAGCGGACAGGATGAGTCAATGCTAATCAGCTCATCTACCGGGTACTGCTCGCCGTTCTTTACCGCGTTGAAGGTGTTACGGAAGCGATCCGCTACCAGCCACCAGGCTTGCGCTTTGAGGTTGGCGAAAAAATCCTTGTTCGGGATGCCAATATATTCGTAGTCCGGCTCATTCACACCAGCGCCAGCATTGAAACGCTGATAGTTGATGCGGGATGCATTCATGTTTTCGCGCTTACGATCCTCATTAATTTCTGAGAATTTCGCGCCAGCAGATGCCCCAACGCCGATTGAGTCGTAGACGATATCAGCATCGCGCTCCAGTGCTGCCTGATACGTACGCTGGCAGCTCTTCAGCAATTCGTCTTCTTTCGCCTTCCACTCATCCGCCCAATACACGACGGAGCCGTGGCGATAGACGTTAGCGCACTTATCGGCGCCGCTATCGGCAACGTCGAAGCCAATACGCTTACGCCCGCTTGGCTCGAAATTAAGGACTTTGTGGGCATCAACGGCCGCCTCAATCCATGACAGCTTGATAATGGCCGCATCATCATCCGACTCTGGCACGCCTTCGTAGACGTGCTTAAACCCATCCGGATCCCGGCGCTTAGCGGCCTCGATAACCTTCAGCATGGTGTCGGACAAAAAGGGGTTTTCATCGTAGTTGATTTTGCGTATCAGCGTATCTTCTGGCGGATCGACCACAAAGTTACGCCAAACGAAATCAGTCACCAGTCCGGGGTTAAAGATAAACCAGCACTCTGAGCCCTCTTTACGGATGGTAGGCTCCAGTATCTTCCACTGGTATTCCGTCAGCGCGTGGGCCTCTTCAAGCCACAGAACGCTGATACCTTCCAGAGACTTAATCTCTTCAATGTTGCGCCAGAGCCCATAAAACACGAATTCAGACCCGGTCACCCGGTTAATGATTTTGTTGTTCAGAATGCGGAAACGATGCCGAAGGCCAAAGCGGTCAATCTGAATTTTGAGCAGGGTATACACCGACTCTTCAATTTTGTTCTGGATCTGACGCGCACAACAAAAGCGCAGGCTGTATTTATTCGACAGGAATATGGCTATGCCAGCAGCATCCCATGATTTTGACGATGACCGGCCACCATAAAGCACTTTGTTACGCGCCTGCGTCGTCCAGAAGCTACGCAGGACCGGATTCAGCGTCGGTTTGGATGTCAGAGTAGAAGTCATTGAGGTCACGCTCTCCGTTGCCATCATCAATACCTGCATCACGGCGAAGACGATCGGCCTCCAGTGACACCTTGTCAGTAGCAGCCTCTCTATAGGTAACGTCAGCGCGCTGCTTAATGATGGATGCCTTGGTGTACTCCAGTGATTCAATACGAGCAGTATTGCGATGCATGGCTGTCTGAGCCGACAAAATCAAATTGTGAATGTCTTTAGCCACTTTGGCATTCGCAACCTCAAGCTCTGTTTTCCAGCGCCCGATATTCTCCGCAGCAGTCAGGTTCGCAGCGCGCAACCAGAACAACTCATCGTCGAGCGTGAGCATCTGAGCATCTTCGGTTGTAGCATCAGAAAGCAACATCCGACGCCCATAACCACCATGCTTCAGAGCATGCTGATTACCGGTCTGGAATGGATTGGTTGGGGGATCGGTACGCATTCCGCGTATCGGTTTCGTTTCTGGAAGCGGCTCAGCTTTTGGTTGCGTACTTTTTTGCGTACGGCCAGCGCTGGCAGGCTTTTCGCTGGTACGCGCCTTACTCTTTTGCGTACCACTTTGCGTACCATTTTTGCGTACCTGCGTACTGGCCTTGCGTACCCAATCAAACTTTTTAGCCCTCTTTCTGATAGCCCCTTCAGTAACGCCGTATTTATCGCCTATATCACGGAGACTAAGGACTCCGGCCCGGTATGCCGATTCGATGGCCTCCCAGTCCGGTGTTGCCATAATTTTGTCCTCGCCTTGACATTATCGAGCCACCTCTGGAAGTGGCTCTGTAATGCCCGATCAGTCCTTAATGAACCCTTCCGCGTGGATTCCAGCCTCACCAGTAAGCAGAAGTTTTTTAGCGCCGGCTCAGTAGATATAAACTGATGTATGAGCACTGGCGTTTTCGTTAAGCCGTTTGATTACCGGCTTCACGACGTCTTCGAAGGAGGAGCTGCGAGCCTTATTAACGTCGGATACGTGGTAGTTTTGGTACCAGCGCCAACAAGCGCGATATTCATAATCGACCGCCCCGTCATGCAATTCCCAAAGCAGGTCAGGATTGCTAACGAGCTCATGGAAGAGTTTAGGCTGATAGCCTTCCCCAATGGCCTGCTTGATATATTCAATCATGGCCTCGCGTGAGGGTGGCTTAGTCTGCTCTTCCTGAGTTCCGTCATCTACATTGTCGCCATCATCTTCATACACAGGGATGAAGCGCACGCTGTCAATGAGGTGATCACGGAAGATACGGGATTCCAGTGAGTCAGGCGCTGTAAACAACTCAATATTTACTCCGGAAGCGAGGTTAATTTTCGGTTTATCTTTCGAGTACCCCTCAAACAATAGGTTTTCGACCAGATTGCGGGCGTTGATAATGCTGGAAGGCTGAGACAACTGCAGAAGCTGAACTTTCCAATACTTAATAAGTTTCATGCTGTTTTCCTTTAGGTGTGAGCCTGTCGTACAGGAACGCCGCCCGAGAGAGGTCGCCACCTTTAACGGCGTTCCTCAGGCTCACGACTGAAATAAAAAGCCCCGCTATTGCGAGGCTCGTTTTTTCTCTGCTTGCCTGATATCCGCCTTATCACGGTTGCACTGCCCCAGAGCTGATAGCAGACTGACGTTTAAATCAAGGCTCTGGCCCCACGTCAGATTATCGGGGATTTCCGGTTGCGGGGTGTCAGCCGTCAGGCTGGCCGGTAACGGTACTACCGGTACTTTGACGTAGACCGTTCGCGAATTGTTGCAGCCGCTTAACTGCGCCAGCAGGCACAGGGCGATTAGTGCAATCATCATTCGCAACAGCAACCCGGATATCAGCCGAGGCTCCCGATGCGTCCAGTGCGATCCGAGGCTCCCGATGCGTCCAGTGCGATCTGCTCTTTTGCATGCTGATTGGCCTCGACGATGGCGTTAAAGATGGTCATGGTGGTAAGAACGTTGGATGTGATCGCCTGCGCTGCGTTTACCTGCTGCTCAGCGCTATCGGCTCTGGTTTTCTGCTCAGCAGCAGCGTTGTGGTAATGCATTGCCAGCCACCCAAGGCAAACAACCAGGCAGATCACTACGGCGCTGATAATGGCGGTTAACCGGCTCATTTTTGACTCCAGAGACATACTTCGCGCTCAATCTCGCGGCGAGTTACCAGGCCTTTCCACTGTTTGCCCTTGGCGTAGGTCCAGCGGCGCAACTGGTCACACGCCCCCTTCTGGTCGCCCTGGTTGATTTTGCGCAGCAGCGTGGAGGTCTGGAAATTGCCAGCGCCGACGTTATACGCGAATGAGTAAAGCGCCCCACGCATTGTTTCGGGGATCGGCTTCTGGATGTAAGGGTTAATCTGGCGAGCAACGGTGTTTAGGTCTTTGCTGAGCAGCGCACGGCATTCAGCCTCGGTGTACTTCTTGCCGAGCATGATGTCTTTGCCAGTATGGCCATAGCAGACAGTCCAGACACCTACCACATCCTGATAGGGGTCATAGCGCACTCCCTCAAGCCCATCATTACCAGTTGGCCCAGTGATGAGCGCAGAAGCAATGGCTATGGCGCCACCGCCGATGGCAGCGATAACGCTATTCCTCAGTTTTGGTGTCATAGCCATTGAGCCGATCCTCGCGTTCTTTCCGCCGGTAGTACCAGTTCACCCCACAGGTGGTAATGGTGCAGGCGATACCGACAATAATTGCCCAGTCACTTAGGGTCATCCCCGCTATTTTGTCGGCCAAAATCCATACCTCTGCCTTAACTGCCCCGGCATACGCCTTTGCTGAGACACCGCAGCCCGTCAGTGCGGTCCCGGTGCCGTATGAAAGTCTGCTGTAAATGGTGCTCATTTTTGTCATAACCTCACCTCCGTTGATGACGGATGGCGCTGTGCGTAAAAGGGGGAAAAGAGGCCCAGACCCTGCGGGCTGATTTACCAACAAAGCGTCGAGGGTGATTCCCGCGACCCTGAAAATAAAAAAGCCTGCGGTTAGGCAGGCAATAAGCATGAGGGTAATAGCAATGTCGGTGATGACCGAAGATACCCTGGCTGGGTCTGGCGGCCTGCGACGCTGTTGCAGCAGCGCACCTGATGGATTGGATTATGAGCCCGTCATCAGGTCAGGCCATTATCTGGCGGGACAGGAAGGATTCGAACCTTCGACCATTCGGTTAACAGCCGAACGCACAACCGCTGTGCTTCTGACCCTGAAATGAAAAAGCCCAAGGCGTTAACCTCGGGCTTGAATTCTTTGTGTGTCGACAATCGAAGCTATGGCGACGATATCAGATTTACATGAAATATATGCCTTTCAGTTCGGTTTTGCAAGACTTACATCTAAATTTGTCGCCTTTTGTTGTGAACGTGATCGCGTTACCGATATGAGAGCATTGCTGTCAAGCTTCACAAAACTGCTGCGCAGCGCCAGCCAATGAGGAAGGTAGGTTTCTGTCCACGTGGACTTTGCTACACCAACCAGTTCCGCCAGCGCCTGGTATTCATAAGTCTCCCGCCCTGCCAGCTCAGCTTTGACATCCTGCGCGGCCAGCCAGATAAGTTGACGAAGGCGATCGACAGTCTTCTTCGCAATGCGTACGCCGGCCAGCTTCTCGCTGAATTTCTCCCATGCCCAACGGGTGATCGTCTCCTGGTGCTCCCAGCGGATATTGTCGCTGTAGTTCCACAGCAGCCAGGCTTTCTGATGCTCTTCCAGCGACAGCAGAGCCCGGCGCCAGCTTGCCGTCGAGTACTCAACGGGCAGAACGAGAGCGATTGATGAACCTTTTGCGCGCGACTGCTGCCCGGGGATTGGCGGGCTGGATGGGTTTACCATGCGGCCTGTTACCGGATCGGCTACTTTCTTCCTTCCCCGGCTGCGCGCCGTAGCTGTGAATTGCGCGTTTTCTGCAAAGGCTACCAGTTGCCCTTTCGTCGCACCGCTCAGATCCGCGGTGGCCACTATCAGCTGCTGGCGAACATACTCAAGGTACTGGGTATTCATGCTTTCTCTCCTGAAGCCTGATAGATGCGGACGAAATTCTTCAAAATCCGGTAGTCAACCAGTACGGTGCCGCGGTGCCGGCATAGACGCAGCTTTTGCCAGCGGTCGCGGATGCGTTCGATAACGTCACGGCTCATGCGGCCTCCTGATGGCGGGCGCGGCGCTTTTCCAGCGCGCGGGCTCTGCGGGTGAATATGGATTTGATTCGCTGCAGGTAGGGAATATCGAACCGGCGCGGCTCGTTATCAGCCTCAAGGCGCTCTACGCGATCCAGGCCAATGCGCTCAATCAGGTGAATGCGATATTCAACAGCGTTGCCGCTCAACTGCCGGTTGCAGCGGGTGCAGGCGGAGTGGACATTGAACACGTTGAATTTCAGGTGCGACGCCGCACCACGGGAACGGTAATGACTGGCGTCAATTGCGCTGCCGGTCAGGTAGTTGCTCTTACCAATAAGCGGGTTTCCGCAGCTGACGCAGGGCTTACCTTCATCACGAATGCGAATGTACCGGTTAAAGGCTGACTGAGCCTCTTTATCCCATTGGGCCTTTGTCTTGAATGACTCACGCTTAGCGCGGCGACGCTGGCGCCCCTCCTTCTCGGATTCGCGCTGGCGCTTCACCGCCCTGGCCTTCGCCGCTTCCCGGGCTTTTGCTGTCTGTTTTTTGCCGATCGCGCTGGCGCATTCAAAACTGCATACCACCTGCCCCTCCCGGGCAGGATGGAACCATTCGCGGCCGGTATGTCGGAAGGCTTAACTTCGACTTTGCGCTTGCGGCGCGTCGGTACGCGGAAGATGCCGCGTTCCATTACTTTGGCGAGAAGACATTGCATAGCCATCATCCCGCAAAGCTCAGCAGCTGACTGGCGGCATTTTCAGCCTCAGCCGGCGAGTGGAATTTACGACGCAGAATGTAGTTCCAGAGCACATTCAGCACTGATTTGTAGACGCCGTTAAACTGGCTGTCGTCCATGCTGGCGAAGGAAATCGACTTTGCGACACGACGACGGCTGCCGTCAGGCATCTGGTATTCGTCGTAAAAGCCAGCCTGAATGGTTGCCCACTCGCGGAAGGATTCGAAGTGTTTCAGCAGCGCCATATCGCGGGAACGAGAAATACCGACAGAGGAGAGATACATCTCCGCGGCGTTCTGGAGCGCAGCGCGCTGATCGAAGTCGGATGAAAGGAAGTCGACAAACCCGGATATGAGGGCGCGCTCAGCGGGCTCAATGAGACCACCGGAAGGGGTCCAGTAGTGATACCCGAGAGTCAGAAGCTTGAAGAACTTTTTGTGGAATGCGTAATTCCGGGGCTTGCGGAACTCACCGCAAAGCAGTTGCCCTACCGGGATAAGTTGCAGGTATTCGCTGGTTCCCGGCTCTGCGGGAATCAGTACGTTTTGATAACTCTTCTCAAATTGCAGTGTTTGCGCCATGTGTCCCCACTTGGCGCCGGATAATCGTGTCAGTTGCTCAGGCTGACGAGGTAATTATCACCCTTCCCGGAGATAAAAGCAAAATGAGCATATACGAGAAAAGCCCCTCAGGAGAGGGGTTTGATTTCAACTGGAGGCTTTGCGTTATGCGGGGGATTTAGGCATCAGTCTTCATCCTCATCCCAATCGTCATCTTCCTCATCCTCGTCATCATCGCAGGAAGCGAGAAGCGGATTCATGCGCCGCCCTACCTGGCAGGCGTACCCGCGGCGACCGAGGTTGTGCAGCACGCTGTAGATTTCGAACATTTCGGTTCGCTCATCACCAATATCAAGCTCACAGGCCAGCGCGTGGCATTCAGTGGCGAGTGCCGATATCTTCTGAAGCAGTTCGACCTTATTCACCTTTCACCTCCTGCGCCGCTCTGCGCTTAGCTCTTACCAGCAAACAACTCAGCACGAAAGCGCGGTGCTGTCGCATTCCCTCTGTCATGGTTTTGGCTCCTGCGTGGTATCCGGATACGCACTTCCTTCCTGGCCAGGCTCATTGCTACCGGTGCAGGCGTTTCTATGGTCATTTGCCCGTGGGCATCTCTTATTCCCGCAATCAGGGCACACAACAAAGCGCATATCGTTCAAGACCACAGGTCGGCATGTGCGGCACCAACAATCCGGGTTTGCCGGAGAGTTGACAGATAATTCAGCGCAGATTCTGGCTGTAGCCTTGCACCCTGAGCATTCGCACTCTGGTCGATAACCGTGATCGATTGGGCTTTGCGCCGGAGCGATGCCGTTTTGCGCCGGAGAGACGCCGTTTTGCGCCGGACAGCAATCGGATTGCGCCGGAGAGTTGCCAGGATGCACCGGACAAGGCCAGCGCAGCGATCCGTCACCGCTGGGGCAGGTGCAAACAGGATAAGCTTGCAGCATGGCGGCGCGGCGGTTTACCACCTCGATGAGCGCCTCTTCGGCATCACCCAGGCAATCAGCGATGCCACGGCGATCGCCGTCGAAGCCATCCATATCGAGGCGTATTCGAGCAACCTTCTGCAACGCCTTCAGCACATCATCAGGCACTACCGGCACCGGCTGCATTTCAGCTTGCTCTGCGCGCAAATCCTCTAATTCTTCACCCAATTTCAAAATATACTCGATGACATGAGAGTGAATACCATGACAGTTATCCTTAAATAGCTGCTCAGATACTTCTTCATAGCATTTCACCGTTGGGTTGCTTTTGCCTTTGATGAAGGAAACGATAGCGTCAAGAGCGTTTTTGCTTCCGATGTTATTTTCCTCCGGCACTACCGGCTGCTGCGCGTGGCGATAGAGCGGCAGTACAGCCACATCACCATCTTTTGCGACAAAAGATGCGCGACGTTCATCGTTTGTGACATGCCATTGCTCACGATAGTGCCATGTCCACGCCACCGGCTCGCTGTCCGCTGCCGGCTGCGCTGGCGGCATATCTGGGCCTTTGCGAATAGCTTTTGCCAACTCGATAGGGTCATCGTAAAGCCAGTCTCCGGTCTCAGGGTGATTGGCTTCTGCCAGTTGGGCTGCCCACTCCAGACCGTCTTTGTGTCCCTGCAGGTAGTCAAGAGGCAGTTCAACCGACTCGCTGCTGTCCATTGCGGCCAGCCTGAATGCAGCCAGCTCCCTGACGATTAGATTACCAAAATCAATTCCCACAACAGCCTCGCCGCTACTGATTCTCTGAAGCAGCTCTCTGTTGTCGATGCTAAATTTGCTGGTCATGGTTGACTCCTAACTCGCCGTTTTCTTTGGCCCAGCGCAAAGCCCTACGCGCAGCTGAACTGTTTGATTTATACGTGTGTCCGCAATTACCGCATTTACAGATAGGTGTTTCGTTTTTGGTTTCGCCAATTACGGATACATTTCTCCACTTAATAAACTGACTGTCGCGGGAACCGTCTATGGAGTTGCCAGCAGAAAGTAACCAAGCTCTTTCCCATTTTTTGTAGCACTTCATGCAGCGAAGCGAATGATGTACTGTCATCACTCAGCCTCCACCTTGATGCCAGCGGCGGCGAGTGCATGGAACACGCATGAGTCATACAACTTGATCTCAAACTCCGCCCCATAACCCCAGAATCGTTCATTGTTCGAGTCAGGCAACTTCACGGTGCGGGACTCCAGCTCGGCGATGCGCTGCTGCGCCTTCTCCAGCGCCTCTACCAGCGCATCAACGTAGCCAGCGGCACGGAGGGCAAACTCCGTGATCGATAGCTCAGCGTCAGTTTCTTTCCCGTAGCTTTCGCACTCCGACACAACGGCAAAATAGTCAGAATCAATTTCGTTATCTGCCAGGTGGCGTAGCAGATCGGCTGTCTGCTGCCCGTTTGCAATCAGCAGTTCGTTCCGCTGCGCCAGTTCGGTGATATCGTTCATTGAGCCTCCTTTATTTCGTCCCATTCCACCCAGGCATTGTCACCATCGGCATCAATCTCGCCCTTATGGCCGCATTTTGAGCACTCAGCTTTATCGCCAGCCCATAGAGCTTCTGGAGTGGTAGACCAACCGGTGACTCTAACTGTTCTGTTTTTGCAATTAGGGCACTTATCCAGCCAATTAACCTCTACAGTCACAGGTCCGAATCCATACTTAGCTCGAATGCTCATTTGTCGGCCCCCTCGCGCAGCAAGCGGGAATTAACAAACGCTACAACTTCGGAAGAAAGTTCCCACGGAGAAGAGAGGTTTTCTATGTCGATTTTGTCCAGGTGGCGTAGCAGGTCATTAAGCACTGTTTTCTCTTCGTCAGCCTTAATGCCGGCTACGATGCGATCGGTGGCGGGGGTTTCAATAGCGTCGAACTCTTCAATTGCTGCTTCCAGTGCGACCTGCTGGCAGGCTACTTCTGCACGCCCTTGAATGCCTGTCCCTTCTCCATTCAGTGCGTTATGCATATCATTCAGCTTGTCGCCAAACGACTTCAGCGCCACATTCTCCGCCGCCAGATGCTTAAACGCTTTCGCCAGCTTCAGGAACTTCTGCTCTCTGATCGACAGCTCGCCTGCGCTCTCCAGGGAGGCGATGAGCTCGTTTACTGCCTGTAGTGTGATAGTCGAACCTCTCTTTTCATCAGCCACCAAAGAGACAGGAGAATGGCGCCGCATATCCTTGACGCGATAACGGCGAACTTCGGTCTCGTCAATTCCGCAGCAGATGCAAAGACAAATGTCCTCCATCTCACCGTGCAGCGTCTCAGTCGCCGGAACCCTCACCGGAACATCAACCCAGGTGTTAGAACGAAGCTGACCAACCACCTTGTGAACAAACATCTCGTTAGGTACACCGTGGCGTTTCTGCTCGATGATTGCGTAATCACCAAATTTGAATTCGATTTCGTTTTTCATTTTCTTACTCCCGCCAGGCACTGGTTAAACAGGTTAGTCATTGGGTTTACACCGCCAGGACGCTGGCGATACTGAACAGACGGATCGCTGTCGTTTACGGCTGTTGTGTCAATCAGGGTGTAGCGGTAGCTCCTGCACTAACCCTCACGCTTAACCTGGCCGTCACGGTGCATCTGCCACAGGGAGGAATTGACCACTGAAGAGTCAAGACCGGTACCGCGGCGGATATCCTGAAAGCTGCAGCCAGGATGCTGGCCGACGAAGTTAATAACGGCTTGTTTGCCAGAGTTCTTTTTCATGACCGGTTCTCCCGATAGCTGTCCCAGGTAAACGAAATCGTGCAGCCGCCGCCGTCGTTCATGCGGTCGATGACGCGCTCGCCGATAAACTGCGTCAGCTCATCCTTCGGCAGGTTGCTGATCAGGATCGTCGGCTTCAGGCGCTCGTAGCGGGTGTTGATGATTTCAAACATGATCATCTTCTCGGCTTCGCTGCCGAACTGAATGCCTACCTCGTCGATAATCAGCAGGTCCGGCTTGGTGAAGAAGCGGATCACGTCTTCCTCGGAGCGGGTCGCCGTCTTTGACCAGGTGGATTTAAACTCCCGGGCGATTTTCAGCGCGGTGGTGAACACGACCGGGCTCTGGTGCTCTGCGATAACGCTTTTCGCAATTGCATAGGCCAGGTGGTTTTTCCCCGTGCCGGGTTTGCCGCACATAACCAGTCCGCCGCCGTTCTTCCGGCGATCTGGCCAGCGGCTGGCATACGCTCGGCAGACTTTCAGCGCCCGCGCTGCTTCTTCGCTCACCGGCTGGTAGTTATCCAGCGTGCAGGCTTCGAACCGGGCCGGGACCTTGAGCTCAAGCATCAGGCGTTCAACATTCGCAGTGCGAGTTCTGTCATCCGTTTTTGCCTTCTCGTTTCGCAGGAAAACGAGCTCATCTTTCAGGCACCCCGGGCAGCTTGTCGGCGCCCCTGGCAGACGGACAAGGCCAGTTGATACGCGCTGGCGTTGCTCATAGTCGCCGTGCTTTTCGCAGACCACTAACTGCTTAATGACTTCGGTGTTTGGGATGTCCAGCGCTGGCTGTGACAGCTCCTGCAGCTGTTTTTCGACCAGGGTGATTCTTTCGTCCAGGTTCATTGTTGATCCCTCATCCAGTCCGGAATTTCGGTTTTGCCGTAGTCTTTGTCAGCGAATCGCTCAGTGACGCGGGACTCCTGCCGGCGCTGCGGTCTGGAGCCTTTCGGCTCAAAAAGTCCCTGCCAGCCATTAGCGATGCTCTGGTTAATAATTTCGTCAGGGGAGTAACCGTTCTGTCGGCAGCGGTCCAGTAGGTTGATAGCCTGGGTGACCGTCTGCTGAGACTTGATCGGCTTTTTCAGGTCGCGACGATATGCCACCCATGACGACCAGATTTCTGCAGAAAGCCAGTCAGGCAACTGAACAGCTGACGCATCGAACGAAACCGCCCGGGGGGATTTAGGGGGGTTATTAATATTGTCTTTATTGTCTTTTGTAATAGTGTCTTTTGTGTGTCCCTGTTCTGGTGACAGCGCTGTAACCGTTTTGGTGACACTTTTTGTCACCACCATAGGGACACTGTCACCACCGTGGTGACTGTCACTATCGTGGTGACAGTCTGTGTCACCACCGTAGTTACACTGAGGTCCCTTCTTGGTTTCAGGTAAAGCCCACTCATGGAGGTTTTTGTTAGGGCCAATGAGATCACCCTCTTCAACCAGAACATGCATTGAGAGAAGCTCTTTTTTGGCAACGTTGACCTTCTGACGTGGCAGCCTGGTCATCTTCGCGATCTGAGTGTCAGCGATACGGTCCATTTTTTTATTGAACCCGTAGGTTTTCCGGCAGTATGCATGAGCTACCTTGGCCTGATTTTTGGTCAGGTTCGCACCGATAAGCTCTTCATAAAGCTCGTTCGCCAGACGGGTGTAACCATCGTCTGTGTCGGCCACACGTTGCTCCTGTATCCCCATATCGGCCATGGGGAAGTTGAGTATTTCTGCGGTGTTCATGCTTCACTCTCCCAGCCGGCCTCTTTCAGGAATTCGCGATAGTTGTCCAGGATGGCGCGCGCATCAGCAGGCAGTTCAATTTCAGCCTGATCAGCGATTATCTGGAGAAACTGGCGCGCCTTTGCTGCGCTAAACTGCGGCAGCGCTGCGCTGCGGGTTAATTTCGATTTACCTGACGCCCTGGCCTTATCCATCTGGCGAACGGCTACAGAGGCCGCCTGGGGGCCGTGCTCGCGGGATAAAGCAACCGCAGTTGTCGGGGATACCTCGCCGGCACGCACCATGCTGATCAGCTCTTCTCCGCAGGTCAGCAAATGCAGGTGATAATCGACGTCGGACAGAGAACGCTTAACCTTCTTCGCGATCTCGTCCGGCTCCCATCCCTGGTTTCTCAAACGCTGATATGCAGCCGCGCGTTCCAGAGCGGTGAGAGGTTTGCCCTGGTTCCGGGTGACCATGAAGGCGATCCGGTCAGCTTCGTTCCCGACGAAGTCTTTACACTCAAGGCGGATGATGTCAGCACCTGCTTTCGTCGCTTCAATGGCGCCGTAATAGCGGTGGTGGCCGTCGATAACCTTCACGCCCTTCTCGGTAACCTGGACGTCCAGCGGAGGCACCGACTCGCCAGCGATAAACGCATCGCGGAATTCAGCGACGTGATCCTGGTCGATTTCGCGGATGTTTAGGCCGGGCTCAACGTACAGCTCTTTCAGGGGAACGATAAACGTCCGGTTCACCTTGATGCCGGTTCCGTTTTTATCTTTTTGGTTGTAATGCTGGTAAAGTGAACTCATAATTACTCCTGTGAATTGATCCAGTTAATTCGCGTAGAAAGCCGTTAGTGTTCCAGCACTGCGGCTTTCGCCTTTTAGGCACTTCATCAGTCCCATCCAAGCGGACCCGGGCGGCACCGCTCCGCACGCAAACCGATATCTGCCAGCGTTTCTACTGACTGCAGGTAGTGGCGGGAAACTACCACCGCCTCTGGCGGAACAACCTGTAGACCCAACGCTGATATTTCCTTCGCCATCTCGGCGTAATACCCCTCCGACTTGCGGCGACTGATTGTTGACTCGCTAACTCCCCGCATTTCCGCAAAAACCTTTTGGCCAATGGATAAAAGCCGGTTTAACAAAATGCCTTCAATCTCAATTGGGTTGAGGATTGGCGGCTCTAACTTTCGGGCTATTGCATTCTCCATCTGTGATAATTCCTCTGGTGGTGTTTGAAAGGCCGATAACATCGGCAACTTATTGAGATTGAGATGGCATCTCGCCATAAAGCAGCCACTTAGGGTCGCAATGGAGCGCAGTTGCCAGTTCGAACAAATAACGTGGGCGCTTGGTTGCCCCGGCCTCAATTGCCTGCAGAGACTGCTGTCTCATGCCAACTTTTTTTGCTAATTGCGCCTGAGACAGATTCATCTCTTCGCGCTTTTTTTTGAGGCGTTGCGAAATGGTTTCCATGTTACCTCCTACAGTTTTATCTGTATTCTGTGACAGTTATTTCTGTTTGTCAATTACAGTTTTAACTGTGAATATCAAGGCATACATTGAGAGGGATTTATGAGCCTTGCAGATCGCGTAAAGCAAAAGAGAATTGAGCTCGGTCTAACGCAGACCGAGGCAGCGTTGAATGCCGGAATAACGCAGCAGTCATGGCAGAGCATTGAAAAGGGAGACACCAGAAAACCTCGTAACATTATTGGCATAGCTAAGGCGCTAAAGTGCGATCCTGACTGGCTAATGAATGGCGGAGCCTTTATGCCTATTGCTGAAGTTAGCAGCAAGAAGGTGCCTCTCATAAGCTATGTCCAGGCAGGGGCTCTCGCAGAAAAAAATCCCATTGAGGCATTTGATGGGAGTTTTGAGTACATCCTTACAGACAACGAAGTTTCTGATTTTACTTTTGCTTTACGCATCGAAGGCGATTCGATGGAGCCAGACTTCAAGGCTGGAGATGTGATCATTGTAGACCCCGAAGTTGAGCCAACCCCCGGAGAGTTTGTTGTGGCCAAGAACGGTGGGGCTCAAGCGACCTTTAAAAAATATCGGCCTACTTACACGGATCACCTGGGCTGCCAGCATTTCGAGCTTGTGCCATTGAATGATGACTACCCGATTATCAGTAGCGAGCATCAACCACTAACAATCATCGGCGTGATGATTGAACACAGAATCTATCGAAGAAAGCGCTAACCCCTTCCCCCTCTCAGAATAGAACCGGCGTATGCCGGTTTTTTTTCGCCCCATCAAAATAAATCACCTTTCATTACAGTTAGATATGTAATCAATGACAAAAAATACAGTTTTGTCTGTTGACGAAAATACAGTTTTATCTGTAAATTTAAGCCATCCAAACAACACAGCGATGAGGTGAACGTGAAACTTTTAGCAAACATAGATGAGGGCGTAGCAATTGACCTTGAAAAGGTTGCGTGCCTTCTGCGTGAAAAAGACACAAAAAAAACATTGGTTATTTTGGTTTCTGGCAGTCGCTTTGTCATAGAGCAGCCTCTTACGGAGGTATTGAAGATGATTAGTGACTACGAAGTTATGAGCAAAGAGGAGAAGGGTCTCGGTTAAAGCCTCTCCCGAGAGGCGTTACCAAAGCCAGTTTACGAGCTGGTTTTGGTATCCAAACAACAACGTTGGCGCCGGTAATCGGTAACAACGCTCCGTTAGCCGCGATAAGGCAAAGGTGAAGAGATGATCCGCGAAGAAGACAAGCCTGCATGGCGTAATTTTTGGTTAAAGGTCGTTCCCCTGCATGGCGTAATTTTTGGTTAAAGGTCGTTCCGTTTTTGGTTGCTGTTATCGCAGTTAGCTATCCGTGCTGGGGTGGCAAATGAGCAAACAAGGCATTCGTTCACTGATTTACTGCCTGCTGATCTGCGGCGTTATCTGGACAGCGTTGATTATCAAAATTCTGCACGTTACGGGGGGTGTTCAATGGCTAACTCAATTCCTAACAGCGGACGCGCCGTGATGATGCGCAATCGCCGCACCGGCGCCGCCTGGCTGGTCAGCTTCGACTATCGCGACGGCAGCTACTGGCATGAGCCGCAGGGCAATTTGCGCCACATCCGCCGGCCATACGCTTCACGCAATATCGAACCGAACCTGGTACCAGCCGGGACGCATTAACCGCGCATATCAGCGCACGAATTTAACCGAGCTATCAGGCAGCCATTACGGTGCCGGGATTCTTACAACCTTTTTAAGGAGTAAACCATGCAACCTTTACCGCGTTTAACTTCTGAACGTCTTGCCTCTTTGCCTGCAGGCACACGCCTGAAAATGGGTGGACACATCGTGAAACTTGTCGGTCGTGGAGTGTTTACCAACGATGCAGGCATCACCCAGAACATGGTCGATTACGTCGATTCCCGCGGCGTACCGGGCAGCTTTGAGGAAAAAATTTTCCTCTCCACGGCAACCGAACACCTCAACGCAGTCATGTGCGAACACTGCTACGCACTTCGCCATCCGAATGATTGCGTCGTCCGTAACATCACGAACTACATGACCAGCCGCTAGGCGCATTTCTGCGACGACAAAGGGTGCGCCGAGAAATATTTCATTAAACACCCGGGGCGCCAGAAGTCCTCACGGAGAACGAGATGGTAATTCAGGAAAGCGGAATGCTGGCTCTGGCCATGGTGATTGTTGCCTATGACCTGCAGCCAGAAGACCTCGATAACGCGGCCAGGCAACTGGCCGAATATGACGCAGTAAGCGACGCCAATACGGAGATGAAAGATGTTGCGCGTAATTGATACCGAAACAACCAGCTTTGAAGGCGGCATTGTGGAAATCGCCAGCGTCGATATTGAATTTGGCGCGATCTGCAACCCGATGAGCGATTTTGTGCGCCCTCCGGAAGCGATCGGCTTTGAGGCTATGGCCATTCACCACATCACCGAAGACATGGTTGCCGATGCTCCGTTCATCAGCGAGGTAATCGGCCGCTACCTGGGTGCCAGCGTTTACGTGGCTCATAACGCCGCATTCGATAAGGGCAAGCTTCCACAGATTGATGCCCCATGGATTTGCACGCTGAAGCTGGCTCGGAAACTTTATCCGGAGTTTGAAAGCCATGGCAACCAGTACCTGCGTTACCGTCTTGGGCTTAAACCTACCCTTCCGGAAGGTCTCTACGCACACCGCGCGCTGTATGACTGCTATGTCACCGCGGAGCTGCTGATGTACATGGGCCGGGAGGCGCAGTGGACGATCCGCGAGATGCGCGAGATATCGGCAAGCCCCTCCCTTCTCTACCGGATGCGTTTCGGTAAGCACAAGGGAAAAACCTTTGAGGAGGTTGCTACAGAGGATAAGGGTTATCTCCGCTGGCTTCTCGGGACTGATCTGGACGAAGACATGGAATTCACCGTTAAGCACTGGCTGAAAGGAGCCTGATATGGGAACGCCTGTACTCATCCTGGGTGATAGCGGCGCCGGCAAGTCATACAGCCTGCGCAACTTCACGCCTGACGAAGTGATTTTACTGCAATGCATTCCGAAGATGCTGCCATTCCGCGCTACCGGCTGGAAGCTCAACGGGAAAGAGCTGCCGGATGGCTCTGTGCAGCGTGGAAACATCATCCGGTTTGATGCCTGGGATGCGGTGCTGGACTCCATCAACCGCATGGTGCTTTCGAAGACAAGACGCGTACTGGTTATCGATGATTTCCAGGTCGTCATGCAGCACGAAAACATGATGCGCGCATACCAGACCGGGTACCAGAAGTTTACGGAAATGGCCGATCACGTGTGGCAAATCATTATGGCCGCCACACGGCTGCCGGACGACTTCAGGGTTTACTTCCTGGCCCATACCGAAGAGTCGGACGGGAAAATCAGGATGAAAACCACCGGCAAGATGTTGAACGAAAAGCTTACGCCTGAGGGGTATTTCTCCATCGTTCTGAGGGCCATCAAGAAAGATGGGAAGCACGTTTTTTTAATTAAGGGTGACGACAACGACACCGCCAAAGCGCCACCGGACCTGTTCCCGGGGCTTACCGAAATGGATAACGACCTTAAAGCCGTTGACGTCGCTATCACTGAATTTATGACCGAATTATAAGGATCACAACCATGAACCAGCCAATGTCATTTGTATGGAATACCGAAGCCGCAAACCTCGCAAAAAAAGCAGGCGCCACTGGCGGAATTAGCGAAACCGGCGCTTATGAGGGATTCATTACCTCAGCCATTTATACCTTCGGTAAGGATGGCAGTCAGTCACAGGCGCTTGAGCTGAGCCTGGACAGTGACGGCGCCAAAGCCAACTACCTGCGCATCAACTACATCGGGAAAGATGGCCAGCAAACTTTTGGCATGGGTTTGATCTCTGCCCTTCTCTGGGCTGCCCAGGTTAAAAGCGCTCAGCCAGAACAAGTGCAAACAGAAAACGGTGTTGAGTGGCATTGCCCGGCGCTGGTTGGCAAGAAAGTGGGCCTGTTCCTGCAGAAAGTCCTGTACACCAAAGGCGATGGAACTGACGGCTATAAATTCGAAGTCCGCCATGTTTTCCAGCCTGGCTCGCGTCGCACTTATGCCGAATACAGCGAAAACGAAGCGGCAACCGCTATCGCTGCCCTGGAAAAGTCGATGAAAGATAAAGACGATCGCGTCCAGGGTAATCCTCAGTTTTCCGGTGGTGGTCGCCAGCAGGCTGGCGCTAATCCTTATGCGCAAAACCCTAATGCAGTACCTCATTCCCGGCTTCAGCAGGCTGCTAATCAGCACGCTCAGAACATCCAGAATCCGCCGGACTTCGACGACGACATTCCCTTTTGACGGGGTCGAGCATGAAGCACGCTCAGGACGATATCAGGGTTGGCGCGGTGCGCCTTCCCTTTCTGAAAGAAGTGAAAGGCTGTCTTATGCCGTGGGGTGAGGTGGTCAACAACCCTTTAAAGGCTCAGAGGCTGGCTGAAGAGCTGGACACGAAAAGAGGTGCGCGATGAAACGCTACTCACTTATCTATGCCGACCCGGCCTGGTCTTACGGGAACACGATCAGCAACGGTGCCGCCGTCGATCACTACCCCACCATGAGCCTGCTCGATATGAAGCGGCTCCCGGTGTGGGAGCTCGCCGCAGATAACGCTGTGCTGGCGATGTGGTACACCAGCACCCACAACCAGGAGGCGATCGAGCTGGCCGAGGCCTGGGGCTTTACGGTGCGCACAATGAAGGGCTTCACCTGGGTGAAGTTGAACCAGCTGGCCGAACTGCGCATTACCAAGGCTCTGGCAGAGGGCGATGTGACCGATTTTTACGACTTCCTCGCCCTGCTTAATGCAGAGACGCGCATGAATGGCGGCAACCACACCCGCGCCAATACCGAAGACGTGCTGATCGCCACTCGCGGCGCCGGGCTGGAACGCAAGCACGCCGGCATTAAGCAGGTGGTCTACAGCCCACTCGGCGCGCACAGCGAGAAACCGTGGGAAGTTCGCCACCGACTGGAGTTGCTCTACGGCGACGTGCCACGGATTGAGCTTTTCAGCCGCAGCGCAGCGCCAGGCTGGAGCCACTGGGGGAACCAGTGCGCCGTCGCTTCCGTTGAGCTGATACCTGGCTGCGCCATTGACGTTGTGAAGACGGAGGCAGCATGAGCGCGGCAGCTTACTACAACGAGATCGACCCATTCGCGGCGCAGTGGCTGCGTAACCTCATAGCCGCCGGGCATATCGCCCCGGGCGAAGTTGACGAACGGAGTATTGAAGATGTCACACCTGACGACCTCAGAGGATTTACCCAGTGCCACTTTTTCGCCGGTATCGGCGTCTGGTCCCATTCCCTCCGCCTCGCCGGATGGCCTGACGATCGCTCGGTCTGGACTGGCTCCTGCCCGTGCCAGCCTTTCAGCGCGGCAGGCAAAGGATATGGGTTTGCTGACGAGCGGCACCTTTGGCCCCACTTCTTCCACCTCATCAGCGAGCGCAGACCTCAGCATGTCTTTGGCGAACAGGTTGCAAGCGGTAACGCAAACACATGGTTCGACCTTGTACAAGCTGACCTGGAAGGAATGGGATACGCCTTCGGGCTTGTGCCGTTTACGTCAGCGGGCATCGGTGCTCCGCACATCAGAGAGCGAGCTTACTGGGTGGCCGAGCCCGCTGGCGAGCAACATCAAAAACTGTTACCAGGACTGGAAAAAGGTAATAGCGAGGAAGGAGGCTGGTCGCCAGCCCAATCTACAGGACTTTGCAGTGCTAGCGGCATGGGTGACACCAACCTCACGCGACTGGAATGATTCGGCGGGAATGACGGCGCTGCGGGACGGGAAAGAGCGACTGGACCAGTTGCCGCGCCAGGCGTTCACCTGCGGCCCCTTGAGGTTAACGGTTTTTGGCGAGATGCGGACTGGCTCTTTTGTCGAGATGGCAAATGGCGTCCAGTTGAACCCGGCACATTCCCGCTGGTTGATGGGGCTGCCGCACGCATGGGACGAGTCGAGCCCGGGGTGGCAAGAGTGGCAAGCAGCAACCGCGTCGGCCGCCTGAAGGGTTACGGCAACGCCATAAACGCCCAGGCAGCTGCGGCTTTCATTCGCGCTTATATGGGGGTCGCATGACGCCAGAAGAAAAGAAAAATGCGCTCAGAAGCATCGCACGCAGGGCCAACGATGAGGTTAAGGCACAACGGAGGTCATATCCCGCTTTAAGTTGCGACGAGATATCACGACCGATCCTCAACGGATGCATGCCGCTGATAAAGCAGCTTGGGTTAACGCCAAGCCATCTCTATGTGGAGATAGGTATTTTGAACGGATATATAAAGGAGCGCTGACATGCCAGAAATCATTGATCAGGCCAACGAGTTAGAGGAACTCCAGCGGGAAGCCGCCATTGCGAAATGTCGCATCAACCATGCGGCAGTTTCAGCTACTCACTGCCGCGACTGCGGGGAAGAGATACCCGAGCGGCGCCGGGAACTGGTGGCTGGCTGCCAGCGCTGCGCTGATTGCCAAGAAGAAGAGGAATTGCGCGGTAAGCATCGGAGGCCGTGATGTTCAAGTTAATTCAGAGGGGCCAGGTCTTTGCTGATTGCCACGGATGGCCGGTAATTGTCGCCGGCAGTGACGCTAAGGTGGTTCGCTACTGGCGCCAGGGGCGGATCAATACAGCAAGCATAGACCGCTTTAATAATGATTTCGAGCCGCTCTCTCACGAAGAGGCCCAGCAGATAAAGGCAGATCTTGAGCAGAGCGAACACATTAAGAAACTGCGCTCACAGAGGGCAGCATAACCGGGAGGGAATATGGCGTCTGACAAACCGATAACAGCACAGCAGGCCGCCGATTTGCTCATCGTGTCGGCTCGGGTGATCTACCGCCTGATTGATTCTGGAGAACTCGCTGGCCGCAAGGTCGGCAACAAGTACCGAACGACCGAGGCTGCGTGTATTGCATATTTGAAAACCCCGCGCGATCCTGTCATCGCGAACGCGGGTGAACATAAAGGAGAAGTTTTATGTCAATCACCCTCAGGGGCGGCGTGTGGCACTGTCATTTCTTTACGCCGTCAGGAAAAAGAGTTAGGCGATCTCTTGGCACGGGGGACAAAAAGCAGGCTCAGGAGCTCCACGACAAGCTGAAGGCGGAAGCGTGGCGGGTTGACCAGATCGGCGACCTGCCCGTCAGAACCTTCGAAGAATGCTGCATCCGGTGGCTGCGGGAAAAGGACCATAAGCGATCGCTGGATGATGACAAAACCAAAATTGAGTTTTGGCTGCAGCATTTTTCCGGCCGTGATGTCTCGAAGATAACGGCGGAGGAAGTTCACGAAGCCGTTAACGGGATGATCAACCGTAAGCACCTGCAGGTGTGGGAGAGTAAGCGTGATGCCGCGATGAGGAAGGGAAAGCCGGTTCCGGAGTACAAACCACGGCAGGTTTCGCAGGCGACGAAGGCGCAACACCTTTCCTTCATTCGATCCCTTCTCAGGGCCGCGGCGAATGACTGGGGCTGGATAAAAACAGCCCCTGTTATCAAAACCCGCAAGCCGATCAGTAAGCGGATACGGTGGCTGACCAGAGAAGAAGCTGAGCGTTTGATCGAGTGCATGCCGGAGAGCATTAAGCCAGTGGTGATATTTGCACTGGCAACCGGCCTGCGCCGCTCAAACATCATCGGGCTTGAGTGGCAGCAGGTCGATATGCAGAGAAAGGTTGCATGGGTAAATCCGGAGAACGCAAAAGCGGGCAAGGCGATTGGCGTAGCTCTGAATGATACCGCATGCAGGGTATTAAGGGATCAGATAGGGAAGCACTCCCGGTGGGTGTTCGTTCACACCACGGCTAAACATCGCCCTGATGGAACACTAACGCCCGCGGTTAGAAAAATGCGGGTGGATGACAATAACGCCTGGCGCGCCGGGTTGAAAAAAGCGGGGATCGAGGATTTCCGTTTTCACGACCTCCGGCACACCTGGGCGAGCTGGCTGATCCAGTCCGGCGTCCCGCTTTCTGTTTTACAGGAAATGGGAGGATGGGAGAGCATCGAGATGGTACGTCGTTATGCTCACCTGGCGCCGAACCACCTGACCGAACACGCACGGAAAATTGACGCCATTTTTGGCGCTAGCGACACAAATACGACACAAGGAGGAAATCAGGCTGGTTTAAAACTGGCGTAAGTTGTTGTTTCTTAATGGCACGCCCTACAGGATTCGAACCTGTGACCTACGGCTTAGAAGGCCGTTGCTCTATCCAGCTGAGCTAAGGGCGCCCTGAGAAGCGAGTGCTTCGCGGAGTGAAACGCGTGGAATTATACGGTCCACGTCGGTCGAGTCAATCCATTTTGCCAGGAAACTGCGGGGCTTATACGACGCTGGCGAAATATCCTCCACCAACTGTACAAGAAGCATACCGCCGGGCCTAATGCGCGCGTAAATCGACTCAGTGGCCAGGCGCAACGCACCAATAACCATGTAATAACCATGGTCATAACAGGCTAAATTAGCCTCAGACAGGATAAAACAGCAAACGAGGACTGACAGCGAGGCCCGCTTCTGACAAAATATCCTCATCCCCCTTTCGTAAAGATACAGATGGAATCCTCTCTCTGATGGCAGCAAAAATTATTGACGGTAAAACGATTGCGCAGCAGGTACGCTCTGAGGTTGCGGAAAAAGTGAAGGCTCGCGTTGCGGCCGGAAAACGCGCCCCTGGGCTGGCCGTCGTGCTGGTCGGCAGCAACCCGGCCTCGCAGATTTATGTCGGCAGCAAGCGCAAAGCATGTGAAGAAGTGGGCTTCGTCTCCCGCTCTTACGATCTCCCGGAAACCACCAGCGAAGCCGAGCTGCTGGAGCTTATCGACACTCTGAATGCCGATAAGACCATCGACGGTATTCTGGTTCAGCTGCCCCTGCCGGCAGGGATCGATAACGTCAAAGTTCTCGAGCGCATCGCGCCGGATAAAGACGTCGACGGCTTCCATCCTTACAACGTTGGCCGCCTGTGCCAGCGCGCGCCGCGCCTGCGTCCGTGCACTCCGCGCGGTATCGTGACCTTGCTGGAACGCTACAATATCGACACCTACGGCCTCAATGCGGTGGTCATTGGCGCCTCCAATATCGTCGGTCGCCCGATGAGCATGGAGCTGCTGCTGGCCGGCTGCACCACCACCGTCACCCACCGCTTTACAAAAAACCTGCGCCATCATGTCGAAAACGCCGACCTCCTGATCGTCGCGGTGGGCAAACCGGGCTTTATTCCTGGCGAGTGGATTAAAGAAGGGGCGATTGTGGTCGATGTCGGCATCAACCGTCTGGAAAGCGGCAAAGTGGTCGGCGACGTGGTGTATGAAGATGCCGCCGAACGCGCGTCCTACATCACCCCGGTTCCCGGCGGCGTTGGCCCGATGACCGTCGCCACCCTGATCCAGAACACGCTGCAGGCGTGCGAAGAGTATCACGACGTTGAGGAGGCCTGA